TATTCTGAGCGAATGTAATAAACTTACTTTCAACTGTATTCCATGAAGATCTAACATTTAATGCATCTTGTCCAATATTTGGTCCAGTAGCTGATAACTCATGTAATCCTGTTAAGTTATCTCTGTCGTCAAAGAATTTAGCTGTTTTATTTGCAGCTACTGTAGTGTTATTAACTGTAGTGTTAATTGTAGCTAAACCAGCTTCTGGGATAATGTCAATATCAAATATGTCAATATTAGCTAATCTATCAAATACTCGATCTAACTTACCAGGTATGTTACCAACTGTAACTGTTGTACCACCTTCAGAAGCACCACGAGTATTGGTTTTATATGATGCTGCTGGAATCATTGATTGTGTTCCAAAGCCACTATAATAAGCACTTACATCGCTGTCATCTTTACTTGCAACTCCAGTCGCAACAGTTATACCGGTCGTCGCTTCAGTTGCATCTGAGATTGCTTGCACTTGACCGCTATTCAAACCAACAATTGCTTTGTATTGAGCTAATTGTCCTGTAGGCATATCCGCCGCGTCTCCAGTACCAGCATCTTCACCGGCGTCATATACGCGATTAATCAAACCATCATTTACAATTCTTATCTTTCTGTTTGGTTCACCGTCATCACTAAGCGTTGTACCCGAATACTTACCAGAAATATAAGGGTTAATTTTCATTGCTGTATTAACACTGCTATTAGAAAATTTCTGAGGTAAGTAATAACTAATTGGTTGACCACCATTTTCACTGTTAATCTGTCTGTAGTAATCAATACTACCAAAGTAACCTTCATCTAAGAAGAAATCTAACTTAGTAACTTCCGGTGAAAATACAGATGAACGTAATCTAAACAATCCTGATACCAACGTATCATCGAAAGTACTTGTTGCAACATTAAATGTTGTAATCTTTTCAGCAACTTCTGAAATATTCTGTTCAATGGTTTCTGTGTTAAATGTGGCACTTAACGCGAAGTTTAATCTATCTGTTGGCACATTTGTTAAACTTCCATATGTTTGGGTTGTTAATTCTTCATTTTTAGAAACTTTAATTAATTCAACGTCGTTATAATTTGTAGTTGCATAAAGGTTTGTATTATCTAACAACGCTGTATAATAACCTTCAAATGAATTATTAACTGTTGTTTTGGCTGTATTCAAAGTAATAATGGCGGCTCCGGCTAAATTCTGTAACTGAGCAGCATTTCCAACTTCACCATTTCTAGCACTAAATGCTGTACTGGTTACCCAGTTTGGTGTGTTAGACCAATCTATGGCAGAATCGTCTAATATAGATTGGTATTGTGATTGTGTTAAGCTTAAGAATGTTGGCTGACCAACATAATAATAAACCATATTACCGGCTGATGCTGGAGAGAACTGAACTGTTACGCTTGCATCATCACCAAACGGTGGCTCAGCAATATTAGCTGATAAAGGTGCGTATAACCCAGCATTAATAGCTTCTTGATTTACCGGTACAGCAGGATAAACTGTAGCCCAATATTTGTTTGTGAACCCATCCCCCAACGATTCACCATATGGGAGCCTATTAACAAGGATATTTGCTCTACTGTTGAATGATTGTGCTACAGTATGGTAAAAGTAGCGTTCTGCGGCATTTGTTGGGGTGCCATAAATTGTTTCAAACTCAGATAAGCTAGATACCTGCACGATTTCATCGCTTGGGCCTTGGGGTGCGAATCCAGTTACAAAAATATTGGTACCGATCTTGTTAACCGCTCTTAGTGATAAGTCGACTTCGTTGATTTCTACACCGGGACTTTGAATAGTTCTTTGTGCCATATGTATATTTATGTTTTTCTGAGAAAAGATTTGTATAAATTACTTTTTATATAAATATATCACGGCTCTAATAATTTGACGTAGAATTGACTATAAGCAAAACTGAATTGTGTTTCTATTTCCCCCGGGTCTCTATAAGAATATTCAATACCACCTAAAAATGTAGGAAATCCTTTTGTATAGTCAAACTGAGCAACTTTTTTATTGTATTCATCCAGTGCATAAATTGTAAAATCAGCCATATACTCATCTTCTACGACTTTTCCTTTAGGATAATTCTTTTCTTTATTGAAATACCCTGCATAATCGTCTTGTAATTTATCCATCCATTTATATATAAACCAATAGTTTTCGAATCTATTATCGATAGTGAATTTTACGTTAACTGGAGGGTAAGGGGGTCTATTATGACTTGTGACATTTAAAGTTTGCCCTGAATATCTTGTTTCAACATTAGGTATCTGCACCGGTGGTACAACACTACCATAAATTGAAAACTGGACTGAATCAGGATTTACCTGTTTATTGTCTCTGACAAATTTGTTTACATCATCTTTAAGAAACTTAGGCGTGGGTATAACCATGATGAATTTATCTTTTCTTTCCTTGTTTAAGGCTGCCTGGTTATATGCTAAGCTCATCTAATATATTTAATGTAACCCTAAATCGCTAATTGGTGCATACGATCTTTGTGTTTGATAATCTGAAGCTGCTACCCACCCTTTTGTTTTCATTAAAGTTAGTTCAGCATTATGTTCTTGATCTGATTTTTCAGTGAATATTATGGTATCTAAATTATTTTCTTCGTTATCCTCGTCCCAAAGACCTTTTCCTATAGGGGTGTGATAGTCATAATCATATCTTTTTAACTCAGCAGGCCTATTATTATCATCATATCTTAAAACTTCAAAATATTTTTGTACAATATCGTTTTCTAATACAATTAAAGCCCATCCTAATGACATTACTCTGTCATCAAGCATATTAATACCCGGTTTTGCCGCCCATTTACCGTTAGGATACTTTACGAAATTTTTTACCTCTGTTAATGTTTCAATATCTCTGACATTCACTGCTCTTAATTCGTTCATAAAATATCTCATATTAGTAACCATTCGATATTTTGTATTTGTATGAGCTAAAACACCAACTTTATTATTTTTTTGTTTACCTGTATTAGCAGAATATGTTACAATGTTACCATACCGGTAATTATAATAGAGTTGCTCAACTACTTGAGCACCGCAATTGTTTCTTTCTATTAAGGCCGGTGGTGATCCCCATTGTAATAATATTTCATGTAATTTTTGTGTGAAATTAAAGGGGTTTATTTCATCGTTCCAGTAAACAGCAACTTGCTCTATGTTTGATAGGTCTTTTAAGTCTAAAATTTGTATACAACTAGCATTTTGATGGAGCCCTTCTGCAATATCAACACCCACAACGTATAAACCGTACTCGTCAGGTGCTCTAAAAATTTTATACTTACCTTCTTCCATGGACATCTTGGGTTTAATGCAATTAATTTTTAAATTTTCAAAAAGTTCTTCATTAATTGCCATTTCACCTGACGACACAAATTCACACCCAAATTCTTGATTAAAAGCTTCTTCACTTCCAATAGTTCGCAATGTTTCGCTTCTCCACTTTTCGTCTCTACCAGGAATTTCACTCCATAAAATTTTATCGAACCCCCAACCGTTCTTTTCTTCTATAGCACCGTTCCATATCTTATAAAACAGGTTATCAGTACCGTTTGCAGTGGATGCAATAAAAATTTTAGACTTTCTTGAAGATGAAATAACAGGAAAAACAGATTTCCAAAACTGATCAACTAAATGTGGTTCAATAAACGCTAACTCATCCAGAACCAACACGTTAATTGATTGACCACGTGCTGCTGTCCCGGTAGTGGTACTTATACCTATTGTCGTACCGTTTGTAAACTTTAATGACTCTTTTCCATATTCAGAAACGCCTGGTTTTATCCAGTTTGGTAGTTCTTCATAAGCCATTCTTATTCGAGCAAAGATTTCTTTAGCTGTTCCTTCTTTATTAGCTACTATAAGCATTCTTTGATCACTATTAAAGCATGCATGCCATAATGTATAGATTGTCATCATGGTGGTTTTACCAATCTGTCTAGATGCTAACAAAATAAAGAACCTACTATCTCTCATCTTTCTTAATGATCTTTTTTGACAAGAATGCAATGCTATTTTTTCTCGTCCTCTATCTAGGTTTACAATATAGAAGAAATTTTCAGCAAAATAAAGAAGATTTTGTTTAGCCTTCTTCAGATCCGCCAACATTTTTGGCGTCCACTCAAATTTAGAATTCTCGGTAGGTAGGTTTGGGTTTCCGAGATAATAATCTCTTTTATTCTGCATTATAATTTTATTTAAACAAGGAACGCATAAATATATTCATGAACCGTAAAAAAGATTTAGTTATGTTATGTGAGGTTTATTCATCTGGGTTATTAGGAGAAGGTGGATCCGACATGAAAGACTATTATGCTTCGCAAGAACAAGAAAATGCTGATAGGGGAAGCGGTGGAGGTTTCGCTGCTCAAAGAATGTCAGGTCAAATGGGTACAGAAACACATACCGGTTATGTGCAACAGGCCGAAGACCAAAATCCGGTTGAGAATTACGAGGGTGAAGAGGAAACCACACAAGAAAAGTCTGTAAGATTGTTACATCGAGGTGGTTGGAAACGAAGCGAAGTAACACCCAAGGGTAATATTATAATGACCAAAGCTGATCAACCTGATGCACAGGTAGGTACAGACGGTCTTATAAACGGTAAAGACTATAAACTATTTCTCAGTAATACAGGTGAACAGGGCGACATAGCTGAAGACGAACAAGACGATGAGTCCTTACCACAACCAGAAGATACAGGTGTCAATTCAAATGAAAACCGCGGTTCATGGGGTAGTGCAGCATTTGGCAACGAATCTGAAGAAGGTTATGACGAAGATATCGAAATGTTAGTAGGTAAAGCTTGCCCGAAAGATGCCGGAGCATCTGATCCAACAATTAATCCCGCTGCTTTAGGTGGTATGGTAGATATTATAGCCAAAGCAATAGCTGATAGGGATAGCGAAGATGAAGAAAATACTGAAGATGATGATTTATTAAGATCGCATTATAGAAAGATGGCTGATACAGATGAAGTAGATCAAAGATATTTTAAAGCGCGCGATAAACAAGAAAATGCCGCTGCTAGAAAGCAAGGATTTGATCCTGATGCAGATGAGGAAGACGGTGCTGCAGCAGCAATGAAAGCTGACGAAAGAGAAAATAAGAAAAGGCTTCGCGCTCAAGATGCAGTAGCTAGAATATATGGTTTTAATCCTGATGCAGATGAGGAAGATAGTTTTGACGAATTTGACGATGCTGAAGATACAGATTCATCAGATGAAGCACATTTTAGAGAAATCGATCCTGAACAATGGGCAAAAGCTAAGCAGGCTGGTTGGTCAGGTGGTGCTACAGAGGATGAAGAATACGATGAAGACGAAGTAGATCGAGAAAAGAGATATAAAGATCGTTGGGGTAAAGATCTAGACGACGAAAGAGACCGTAAAGGTAGTTCGAGCGCTGGAGCTTATACAGATGTTGATAAAGACGAATTTTGTGGACCATCTGGTGGTGCCGCTGATGGAACATACCCTGTTAACACAAGAAAAAGAGCAATAGCTGCAAAATCATATGCACATAATGCTCCAGATCCTGAAGGTATCGACAGATGCGTAGCAAGAAAGTGGCCTGATTTAGATAAAGATGACGAAGATGAGCAAGTTGACCGTCAAATGAATGAAGAGTCTTATTATTCTTCTAAAGGTGATAGAGCAATGACCCAATTAATGGAGTCATACGAACAGGTTGAAAGAAAGCCAATTGAAAACCATAATTGGTACTGATATGAAATATTTTAAATCTAAAGGCGATAGAGCGATGTCTGATTTGTCCGATGCATATGGGCAAATTGTAGAAGAAAACACCATAACTAGTTATGATGGTGGTATAGAACGACAGGTTGTTCAAGAACTTGCTCCTATAGCAGCCGTCGCACCGGTTGCGATCCGAGCTGCAGCAAAATATGCACCGAAAATAGCGGGAGCAGCAGTGAAAGGTGCAAAATCTTTAATGCCAGGTGCAAAGGCAGCTGCTAAACAAGTTGGAAAAGCTGCAGTAGCTGGAGCTGCTCAAGGAGTACAGCAAAGAGTTCAAAATAAAGTAGCAGGTCAACAACAGCAACAGCAAGAACAAGAAGAAGAATTTGGTATTGGTATGTATGTTGACATAGAAGATAGAATTGGCGGTGGTACCGGTGAAATAGTTGGTATCGTCTCTAATCCACCAAACACATTTGTTGTACAAACAGATGATGATGAAACGCTTCATGTAAAAGGTGAAGATATTAGTGCAATTGAAAGACAATACGCGGAAGTTGACACTACAGAAGACATTCAAGATGAATGGTTAAAATCCGCATAACAATTAAATAACTTTATGTATCAAAAGAATCGTAAAAGACAATTGAAACAAATTGAAGAAGCTTATGAAGCTGTAGTGGGTAACCCACCGGGTAAAGCGGCGCACAAGCAACAGATCAAACCTGGTAAGCCTATTAAACGAACCTGGGAAAAAGCCGGTAAGAAAGTAAAGCTAAAAGGTAGTAATACTGACATACCTGCTGAGAAGCCAGATGGTTATCAGGGGTTTGCTCATGACAACTCCGGACCTAACGGCGCAGACAATTTTAAAAGCACGGAATTAGATCCAAATAACCCGGAAATTAAATTAGGTAACGCTTACGATGTTAAGCAATTATCTGATACAGACGCTTCAGACTATTTTAAGGCAGAAAACGAAAAAATAAACAAAGAGAGTATAAATACTAATATGGCTAAGAACAAATCTATTTTTGACCGTTTATACGAAGAAGTTATGGACGATGAACAAATTGATGCAGTGGAACTCGGTATTGACACAGATGATGTCGATGTTGAGACAACAGAAACTGACACAATTACTATCGAGATTCCAAAAGAGGTTGCAAAGCACTTACATGACGCACTCATGGACGTGATGGACGCAGCAGATGATATCGAAGATGTCGAGGATGCCCTTGGCGACGAAGATGATTGGGATCCTGATGAAGACGAGTCCGAGAAAGAGAAGCGTTTCGGTGGAAACAAAGGGGACAGAGCTCGTCGTTTCGACAAAAAGACCGGTCGTAAGAGTGAAGTAAGAGATTACGGCACGAGCGACCATCCTGAAGAGGATGAAGAGAATTTTAACTACTTCGGCGAGGAAATCGAAGCAGAGATTCTTGGCACACCGTTGGTTAACCAGAAGGAAGGTAATCCAACACCTGTAACTGGTAGTACAAACGTTGTTCATTCACAATATACACAGAACGTTGGTCATAGCGAAGGCGATGGCAAAATTAAAGACGGTATTGATGGTGAAGGAACCGACGAAGGTACACCGTTAGTAAATCAAAAAGAAGGTAACCCAACATCTGTTAAAGGCAAAGCTAATGTAGTGAAGTCTAAGATTAAGGGTGGTGGAAAGGGTGATCAATCATTCTTTCAGAAAAACAATTAAGTCAAAAAAAGATAGCCTTTTAAAGCCCCTGTAAAGGGGCTTTTTTTTGCTTAAATATAAATGTGACCTTTAAAGAGTTTTTCGTTATGATTGAAGAAAGATTTAATACAGGAAATATTCCAGGTGTTAATCATAGACACCAACGAGCAATACCAAAAGACCCGGGATTGCGTAAGTCACCACAGACGGTAGCTAATTATCTCCAAAATGATACCTCGCTACCCGCAGCATATAGAATATTACAACAAAGAGTAGGCCCAAAATACATTAAAATATCACCAAAAGATGCTTATATGCTAACCAAACGTTTTGGTGTAAATAGATTAAAGCCTGGAAGACCAAAAGGGTTAAAAAAGACAGGTATAGCTATAGAGGTAAAACCAAATGGTGAGTATTATTTGTTAAAAACAAAAGTAGAAAAACCACAACCAACAACAACTACAGATAATTTAGTATAATGGCAGTAGAAATGGACAGATATAGAGGGATGAATCAAATCATGCCTCAGTTTTTACCAGGTGTTCCTACACCCGATCCAGATAACCCTGGTTCAATTTATCCTGGTCCTAAGCCCTATAATCAATGTTTTAGATTTACAAACAAATCTCAAAACGAATGTGAGAGAATTGTAATAGATAATTGGTGGGAAGAAATTATTGCCTTATATGGACAAGAAGTAACGTATTATCAAAACCCATACCAGACTTTATCAGCAGATGGTGTACCTCAAGGTGCTATAAATGGTGAAGGTGGTGGTCCTGGTAACATATATGGTGAAGACCCTACTAAAGTTTTCACAGATCCAAAGAAAATAATAGTTGCAATCGAGTTAAACGAAAATGCAGTAATATTACAGAAGTATGGGTTTGATTCAGACGACGAATTAACTGCTTATATACATATTAGTAGCTTTTATGCTTCGTTTGGCTACCCTCAAGAGCCAAAAGCCGGTGATGTATTCATATTATCTGAGTATGGTGATGACAGACCATGGCCTAGAACAGGTAAACAGTTTGAGATAACAGAGAGATTAGACGAGGACGTTGCTAGAATCAATCCTCTTGCTGGTCACTATGTATGGATGATTAAGGCTAAACGTTACGATTACAGTTTTGAGCCTGGTTTAAGTACAGAAGGGGGAAGCGATCAAGTGTATGATGATAAATTCTCTGGTAGAATGGACGAAGGTACAAATTCCAGGTCACCTAATAAGAGTTATGATGGTGATCTTGAAGAATTATCTAAAGCAATATTTGATTACCAAGACTTTGGTTATGACGATGTGTATGGAGGCTATGGAAACACTGAAGAACCAGAAGACGGGCCTTTCGGCCCAACTTCTTAAGTTTTTAATTTTTTATAAAACTGTTCGTATTCCGGTATCGATTCATTTTTAATACCTGCGATAAACATATCAGCTTCTTGACAGGAACGAAACGTTTCTACTATCATAGAACCATCTTGCCCTTTAAAGGAATAAGCCATATTCCCGTTTTCTTCCTTTTTTATATAGGATAATGTATATAATACACCGGGGACTAATGATCTTCTTTGCATAGCTCTAGGAGCAAGGTTACGTTGCTGGCTTGGTATAGTAGGACCGCCAATTTTCCGTCCTTGATTTTCAATGGGTACCCTTAAAGATGTATTAGGCGTGTAGTGCATCTTCTCGATATATGAACTCTTTTACGTTTCTTGGTGCAACTTCTACATCTCCACCCATTTTATAATTCAAATAAACAGATTCATACATTTCAGCAATGTAATTTTTAAATGCAAGAGGTTTTATCCATGAATTGTTCTTGTTTACATCCATTCCAAGCTGATCAGCTTTTGCTGCAACATAGTTTACTGCATCAAATAGACACAACCACCTTGAAATTTCTTCGTCAGACATTTCTGTTAATACTTTTTTGTTCAATGACTTTAGCATACCCTTCTATTATAGATGCAATCCTTTCGGGGTTAAAGATAAAATTACTTAATTTTGTATTTTTAATTGCATTTTCAATAACTTGTAAATTTAATTTTAGAATATTATGATTGCTTTTAATTCTATCTGAATTTTGACTCAAAATATCATCAAAAATAACTTTGATTAAATTTTCCACAATCCTCTCTTTATTTTTTGCGTCTAAAGTTCCGGTAGCTGCAAGTATACCCTTTTCATACGATTCACGTAATAACGTATCGTGATATCTTCCTGTACTTTTACCGGGAGGTACAGGATTTATTACCGAACCATTTTGTTCATTAAATTTTAAATCGTTATTTTTAGTTGTCATAATCAGTATTCGTTACAAAATTGTGTTTTTCAAATGGATCTCCGTCTATTGGCGTTGTTTTAAGAAAACTTTTTGTACCAACATATATTTTTATTCCTGCATTACATTTTGGACAATCATATTCATTGTCTTCGCTAATAATTATAGGAACAAACGTCTTATGCATACAACTTTCTACAGGGCAAGTAACTTCTAATCCTTGTTCTGAAAAAGCTTTTATTCTTTCGTTTTCTAATCTTCTGAATTCTACTTCCAATCCTGATCTTCTCCAACGAGAAAAAAGATCATAAATGATAAATTGACCAATAAACGTTATTCCAAATATAGCAAAGAAATTATAACCAAGAAGATAGCCGCAACCTCCTAAAAATGCACTTACTATAACGACAATAGATAAAGATTTTACTACTTGAATCACTTAATTATTATAATGTAGAAAGGACGATTATCAACTAGCTTTATCTATATGCTTACGAAGTTCATTAACCCATTTTTGCATTTCTTTTTTTCGTCCTGATTTCGAAGCGGGCCAACCTTGAAAGAAGTAGTCTAATATTTTTAAAGCTGCAGAATAGTCTAAATGACTGGTACCGACTGAAATTGCTAATACCGATGTAAGATGTCTAGGATCAGAATATACCCCGTTGTCAACTTGATCGGTAAGCTCATCTAAAGTATAATATTCTTGAAAAAGCATTATGTCGGTAACTTATTAATAGCTTGCGAACCTCCAGAGTCAGTAGGTGCGCTTAGCGATTCATCACTATTGTCTTCTGGTTCTGAATTGTGACTTTCGTAAGGTTTTCTATCAACAATTATATCTAAATCACTAGTCATCGATTCAATTATTGCTTTAATTTTCCTACATTTACGAACAAATCCTTTTAAACTATCTAAAGCATTGTCGCTTTCTGTAACAACTGGATTATTTTTTGCCATATCTGCTTTAGCTTGAATATTATCTGTAGCAACATATAAACTACCCATATCTTCAACAATATGAGTTAAAGGAAACGGTAATTGAAGAGGAGCTTTATTATTATCGTTACGTCCTGATGCTTGTAGAAGATCTCCAACTGTTACATGGGTGGGTTTTTGTTCCCGGGTAGCAATGCCTCTCACCCACTTATTATACATTTTTATTTGATCTTCTTCTAAAATTTTTAAACTACCCATGTTAATATTTATTCAAAAGCATAAATATATACATGAGCTTTTTTGGCAAACACTTTGTTCATGTATTGGAACAAGATGAGACAATTCAAATAACAGATACTGAAGCTATGGAAACCCAGTTAGACCCGGGTACCGAGGTAACAGAGTATGATGTAGATGCACCGGCATTAGACGGTGGCGAAGTTACAGCACAGAGTAATGCAGCACAGGCCCAAGAATTAGTAGGTATTATTGGTGCTATGGAAGAATTTACTAATTATCTTAATAGTGAAAAACCTGATTCAGTTCAATCTCTCCTTCATGCAGCTAGTTGTGATACGCTTTTTAATAAAATTGCAGGTGCTGAAACTAAGAAGATTGCAAGAGTTGCAATGGAGTTAAGCTCACTTATTGAAAACCTTAAAGGATATTTACATACAGTCGAAACAGGACCTGGAGCCGGGCCTGCACGTTAATTTATTTGAGATAAAACAACTCTACCTTTTAACCCGTTATATGAATGTTGATCAACAAATGTAGCGGGTATTTTATTCATTTTTTCACCAACAGCTATTGCATTAAAGTCTTTGTATTTTAAACCTAAATTTTTTGGCCATATAAAAACACACAGCCCGGCATCAAGTAAAAATTTAGTTTTGTTTTTAGATGCAGTATCTTGCCATTGAGAGTCTAGTACAATTACTTTTTCTTGAAATGGAAATTTATTAAGTTGTTCATATTGAAGTTTCGTATATAACTTAGAACTATTTTCAGTAATACCTGCAACAGCAACCCCATTAGTCGTAAAGCATGAATCTATAGGGCCTTCAAATATATACATCCTATCTAAACTTTCGTCTACCTGATTAATATTGAAAACGCTTTTATCGCTGTTTATTTTTGACAAATATTTGGGTTTAAATTTTTCATCGTTCTTGAGTAACGTTCTTGTTTGGTAGTGTACTATTTTATTATTATCATCATAAAACGGTATTATTAATCTGTTCTTATGAACTTTATCTTTTAAAGACAACCAAAGACTTTTAGGTTTATTGCATGCAGTATCTAATTTTCTGTTTGTAATATATCTTAATGCAGTTTGAACTATTGCATTCGATTTGAAATAGCTTACTTGGTTATTATCAAATAAATTTATACTATCTTCTGGTAACTTTTGTTTAAGAATATTAGATACAGTTTCATTTATTTTTGAATTTGTATTTGAAATATCTTCAGGTAGAATATCAAACTCTTTACTTTCTTCTATTAAGTCTTCGAATGTACTTCCTGAAACTTCTATAATCCAATTTGTTGGATTTGAATGCCATCCACAATTATGACAATGAAAGTAGTTGTCTTTTACAACATAAAATAATCTTCTTTTTCTTCCCCAAGATTTACCCTCACGACATACGGGGCACCCCCCTTGATAGGTTTTGGTTAATCTATTATATTTTGGTGAACCTGCAAATTGATAAAATTTTTGAATAACATATGCCTCTGGTAACACCATACCATAGATTATATATTACTCCTTCACGTCATCAATGGAAACAATTCCTTTGCGTATAAAAGCACCACTAGCCGGGTCGATCCAATGCGCTTCAGTATAAACTTTACCACCGCGTTGGAGTTTGTGAATTCTAGGGAATACTGTTTCACCGGAAATGGGGCTAGCAATCGGAATCGCTCTAACCATCTGCATGTTGTTAATGTTGTTATTCTGTTGTAGCATATCTATTGTTTATATATTTATTATTTAATAGGTTTACTTTCTCTACAACCTCTTGAAATATATCCTTAGTAAAAAAGGTATTTGTCCACTTATCTTTGTTCTTCATAATAGAACCTAAGTCCAGCTCTTGACACTTGTCATAGAACGATTTTGAATTACAAGGCGGCATACCTTCTTTCATTTGTTTTTGGTACACTTCCTCTTCATCGTCGTAATACTTCCAACCCAAAGACAAATCCATCATCTGTATGTTATGAGAGTAGATTTGATAATTTTCTTCGTTTAAAATTCCTTCCCATTCTTTTTCACTATTGTTAAATTTATGAAGCAAGTTCAAAGCTCTCTTGTGACCTACTTTATGCAATCCTTTAAGATTGTCGCTATTATCTCCAACAATAGCTTTATAATCTAAAAAATTCTTCCTACTGACACCTTTAGTATATATTTCAAAATTGGCATTAGTAACGGCGACCTTTTGGATAGGATTAAACACCATTGTATTTTCATCAATTAATTGATACAAATCTTTATCAACGGTGACAATGACTTTCTTTTCGGGTAACTTATCGACCAACCAACTTATTACGTCGTCAGCTTCCATTCTATTAGGGTAGATACTCTTTATTCCCAATGAATCCAATAGCTCTCTCAACGTTTCGTCGTTCTGATGAGCTTCTTTAGCCACGTTACTATCTCTATTGCTTTTATATTTGCTTTCTGAAAGAGATTTACGAAAATTTGTTGAAGGGTATGATAATTTTTTATCCCAAACGGCATAAGTTTGATCCGGGCTAAATTTATCAACGTACGATTTTACTGAGCGTAAAAACATTAAGGTTGACATATTAATATCGCCTTCCTTTTTGTTTTTGTTAACCCAAAATATTCTATACAATAAATTATTTGCGTCTAGCAGCAGTGTTTTCATTTTTCTTTCCTTTCTTTTTTGACTTAGATTTATTTCCGGAAAGGGAGTTCATCCTTTCAACCACTGCTTTTCGGATTTTGTTCTTTGTATTTGTAGAAATATATTCGAATGTTTTCGACTCTTCTACCAAAGAATCAATTTCTTTTTGATTGACTGCTTTGAGTATTCGATCTCGTATTGATGTCATACTATCATTTTAAATGATCTATTAAATAAGTCAACCTAATTTGTTGCATCGTATTGTGCTCTAATTACTTTATAGACGTGTCTTGGTAAAACTTCTACAAAGTCTACTAATCCCGATTTCATACCATCTTTAAAGTCTTTTATAGGTACTTCTATCTTTTGATTGTTGGGTACTGTGAGAAAAATATATTTTTCCGTAGTAGAGCGAATAAAGGCACAGAAATGACCTGCATAATCACCATTCTTTATGGCGTACATGTATCTAGGTTTGGGTTTTCCAGTGTTTCTTATAAAATTCAATAATTTCATTCCATTCTTTACTATTTTTTATACTTCTCTTTGGAGAATACCCTAATCGTTTTATTTTAGAATAGTTTACTGCATATCTAAAATCGTGACCAAGTCTGTCCGAAATATACCTTATGGTGGTGTCGGGTTGTGTATACTTAATAATTTTATTAGCTATTTGATTATTAGAATATTCATCCCCCGAACCGATATTATAAATTTCCCCAGCCTCGCCCTTTTCAGCTACTAATATTAAAGCCTCCGAATGGTCTTCAGCGTGGATCCATTCACGTTTATTAGTACCATCACCGTAAAGTAATATTTCTTTGTCTCGTATCGATGTAAGAATTGATTTTGGTATCAGTTTTTCTGCATGTTGACCTGTACCAAAATTGTTGCAACAACGAGTAACACGAACATCCATACCATATGTCTTGTGATACGATAGTGCAATCAGATCCGAACTAGCTTTTGAAGCTGAATAAGGTGAATTTGGTAGTACGGGTTGCTTTTCATTCCAATTTTTATCGTCCGAACGTAAAGCACCGTAAACTTCATCTGTTGACACGTGGATCACTTGCTTTCCGTACTGTTTAGCTAAGTTTAATACATTGACAGTGCCTATTACGTTCGTGTTAGCAAACACGTTTGGATTAGCAATGCTATTATCCACATGAGACTCTGCTGCTAAATGAAATACTTTATCAAATTTATGGATTCTAAATACACTTTCTAACTTTTTAACGTCTAATATGTCTCCATACACACTCCAGACGGTAGGAACGTTCTCTTTATCAACGTATTCACATGCATATGTTTCTTTATCGTAAACAATAGTTCGATATCCCTTGTTTCTAAGGCATTTAACAAGGTGATGGCCTATAAACCCGTAACCACCTGTAACTAAAACAGTCATATATCTTCGTCTTTTCGTGGTTCTTTAGCTCCTTGAATTTCTTCTATATCTACCACGTTATCTGGTTGAGCTTCCATGGTTTTTTTGTTTTCTATGTAACCTTTTACCACTTTATCAAGGAAATCATGCGAAACATCAGTAAATTCATGTAATTTTAAGTCTGAAGCTGAAGTATTGTTAAGAATACAGTTACTTCTCTTTACAGCCGTTACGCCTTTCTTGTAGAACGCCTTTTCTTTAATGAATTTAATGTTTTCTAAGGACCAACCCTTAGGAAGAAGGCCTTCTTGTATAAGTTCTTCTTTATTATTGTTAAAAGCAGTAAATAAATCTTTTGAATTGAACACATTCGAACTTACAATGTTATAGATACCAAAAGGCGGTGGTGCTAAAATAGCATTATATACAAAATTCATCAAATCAAACATATATGTTGCACTATTATCTTCATCTAGAACTGTTTCATACTTCAACATCTTTGAAATAAGATTTTTTGGGTGGAAAATTTCACCAATTGGCATTCTGATACGTAAATTATAACAATTAAAGCTTGATGTTAGTGAGAGCTCACCGGCATGCTTTGTTTTACTATACCAAGATGAGTCCTCATCAAACAAACCAAAGTTTGGAACTTCTTCTTCGGTGTAACCCACATATGGATCCGGCTTCGTATAGCCTGTAAATATACAACCAGAAGAGATATTAAAAAAAGAAGGTACATTACATGCTTGTGCTGCTGATGCTAAGGTGGTTGGCAATACTGTGTTTAATAACCACACCAATTCTTTCTCTTTTTCAGCATCATCAACGTTTTTCTCACCAGTAAACCCAGCTGCATTAATTATTGCATCAAAACCCGTTCCTTCTTCTTCATATTGTCTTAGAAAGTCTACGAATGTGTTATAATCACGGTAGTTAACTTGTGAACTTTCTATTTGATGTACTTCTAATCTTTCATCTGTAGCAAGAAAAGTAGATAATTGTTGACCAATGAAACCTTTTCCTACTACGAGTACTTTCGTAATATCCATATCAATATTTTAAGATCAATCTAAACCATTTCCACCCATTAAACCTGGTGGTCCTAAGTGACTAACAACAACTTTTTGAAGTAAGTGATGAAGAGCGTCGTTTTGTAAATTATTATCTTGTAGAACACGAACGACACCGTTTCCTTTAACGTCATAACCTAATATTATACAACAATCCATATATTCTTTTAAAATTCTATCTAGTTCTTTATAATGGTTTGCTTGTTCGTTTTGTTCTTTTGAAAATTTACGCTTTACCAAAGATTCAAAAGCATGTTTGATTTCTTTTTCAGAGAGATTATCAATATTATTTTTGTCTGGTAAGGGTGTTGGAGCGGGTCCCTCGTTTTTACTTTTCTTGCTCATCGTTTTTTATAATAAGTAGAGCTTTTATTATTATTATTTACGCCCCAAGTAACTATTAGCTGGGTTATTATTGATTCCATTGAAGGGGTTGCCATAAAAAAGTTTTTTGGTATTTTCTTCCCACCATCATTAAATTCAAACGCAACAGATACTTCATTATCAAAATTATCATAGCAAGTACAAAAGATAGATTCTTGCCCCGGGTTGATTAGTAAACACCACTTACGTTTATCTTTATCATTAAAACTTTTAAAAACATCCAGTACAATAAATCCGTTATCTTTCAAACGTTTTTTAAAATACCCACATGTCTTTACTTTATTCCTCATACTTGTAAACCAGGTACAATATATTTCAACATTGACGTCTCGGTTTTTAGTTCAAAAGTACTTAATCCTTGTTCTGTATTAATCTTTACATTAATTCGAATATGATTTGTCGCCCCTAAAAGTCTTACTATATCAAAATGCATTGGAAAACTAACATCTTTAGCTTCAGCAGTATCATTAACTAAAATGGAATAACTATCTACAGATGAATTAGATCTATCTGTTATTTCTGCAAATATTTTTCCTTCAGAAATATTAAAATATAATTTTTCAGACTCTGCTACAAATGCTGCACCTTTTGCAAGTTCGCTTATCTTAGATGAATCAATATTAAATTCAATATCGTAAGGTAAGCTCATTATTTTTTCTACACTTAGTTTAGGAGCCTGTATAATATTGTCATCAAGAAAATGATACTTAAATCGCATCTTTTTGTCTTTATAAGATAAAGAATTTTCTTTATATGTTAAGTCAATATCATCTGATTCTATAAATGATAAAATCTTTTCTAACTTCTTAATGTTAGGGATGTTTAAAACCAAATCTGACTGGACGTCCAAATCGTAAGATGCGTAAATGATAAGTCCTTGTTCATTATTTGCAATGCATTCCAATTTATTATCTTTTGTCTTAAAAATTACTGCGTCGGTTAAAGCACTAATAGGGCGCAAGTAACCTGTAACAAATTGGTTTTTATTTTTGATATTAATGACCATAACTTATTATAGCCTTAAATCTTTGGTTTACAAGTTAGTTTTTTTCGTTGGTAGCCAACGAGTCTTTAATCCCGTTCAACAATCTCAATATTTTAGTTTGATCTCTTTCTATATCAGATAATCTATTGAATATATCCTGTGCGGTGGCTGAATTATCAAAATTGAATTCAATTTGATTTGGGTCGTGTTGAGTAGTTTCAGGTTGTTGTACAGGAGCTTGTTGGGGGGCTTGTGGGTGTACATGGTGCGCAACTTGCCCGGGTTGAGGTTGCGGTTGTAATTGTGGTTGTTGTGGATTTTGACCCATAACTTTTAGAATATCTCTATCCATTACGTTTTTGTCTACGTTTTTTGATCTTAACCCAGAAGATTCACTAACCAAGTGTTCATTTAGTTGT